TCAGTAGACATACCAACTTCATTACCATTCTCATCTTGTAAAATAATTTTTGTTGGCATATACATTAAATTATCGTCCCAATCAAACGCATAATACTTTAAGTCTGGTGTACCTGCATCATCAAAACCTTCTTTTACAATTTTTTTTAATTTCATCTATTGTGTATCGGCTAAAAAGTGGGAGTGTTACCCCCCACTTTGTTTTTATTAAATGTTTTCAAATGATGCTCCTGTTGGAGTAATCAAGAAATCAATTTCAATGAATTCCAACGCTTTTGTTGGTTTCAAGTAAATTTTACCTGTCATTGTGTTTCTGTCTAAGTCTTCTGGTGAGTTACTTACTGTAACACGGAAGTCGTACAAACCTCTGTCTCTTCTGATAGCATCCAAGATAGGGTTTACTGAATCCAAAAAGTCTTGTCTTACTTTAGCGTCGTTTTGTTCAAACAACAATCTTACAGAAACCGCTGAAATTAACTTACGAGCTTGTAACAACAATCTTCTTACGTTGATTCTGTTCAAAGCTGAATCAGCGATTTGAAGTGTTTTGTTACCCCAAATTACAGTTCCAACATCAGAGAAAGTTGCGATAGGGTTAATTCTACCTTGATACAATGTATCTCTGTCTTGTTGTGTAAGTTTCTTACGAGCTTTGATTGAATTAACTAAACCTCTTGTGTAACCCGCAGTTGCGAACCATGGGAATGAGATGTTGTCAGTCAATGCTAAGTTTCTACAAACTTCACCTGTTGGTGGTAAGTAAATTTGTGTATTGTTTACAGTGTCTCTAACCAAAATCCATGGATAGTAAGTTGCTGTGTAGTTAGAATCAATACCTGTATTTACCAAGTTGTCAACCGCTTCTGTTGGGTAAATAAAGTTACCCGTTTGTACAGGTATATTTAAGTTACAATCTGGTGTTGTACAAATATAGATTGAATCCGCTCTGTCAAATGTAATCATTGAAATAGCATCCTCAACCAAATTTGAGTTGTTAGTGTAATCAATACCCGGTGTAGCGAATACGTTAATCGTAGTAGCTTCAGGGTTTGCAAATGTATTAATACCTAACAAGTAAGCATAGTAATCAGTGTTTGCGTAGTCAGTGAAGTTATCAATAGCGATTGGTTTGAAAGCTCCCCAACCCGTTGCGTTTGGATATCTTGCACTTGAACAAGCTCCTTTTTGATATCCCGCACCACCTAATTGGAATCTATCACCATTTGTTCTCTTTTCAGTGTAGATATCCCAACCGTCAAATCCTTTTTGTACCAAGAAAGTAAATTTTCTTGCTTGGATTTGGTAGTATGGATTAGCAGGTGTTTCAGGGTCACTTTGGAATGATGCGTCACCACAATCAAACGCTGGTGTTCCTGATGTTGGACCGACAGCAATTGTTACTACAGTAGCACCTGAGTCCATGTGGAAACCTTTTGTTTGATAGTTCCACGGTTCTGCTGGGTCAACTTCACACAAGTTATTTGGTTTTTGAACACCTTTGAACATAAAGAAGTCAGGGTCATAACCAATTTGTGATGAAATACCTAAGTAAGATGTTCTTACTCTATCTCCAGCACTTTGAACTGTATTATCTCCCGCAGTTGTACCAAATGGTGGGTTATAAATAATTTCACTTGGGTAATTGTATGATGTTTTATATACAGGGAATGGAGGAGTTGCGTTAGCATATTCTCTAATTTCATAACCTTCAAAACCACAAGGTAACGAATCGGGGTTAGCGTCCACATTCATTTCCAACATGATGTATTTTGAATTCAATGCGTACTCACCATCAGATGTACCAATTTTTACAGCCACATAACTGTTAGACGCTGGGTCTAAACTACAATTAGTGAATTTTTCAATAACTACAGGATTTGAGTCAGTATCGTAGAACGAACGAACCGCTAAATCAAATGAACCATTAGTATATGAAATGTTTTGAATTGAAATTTTAATTTGTAGGTTTGCCGAGTCACCATCACAAACTGTGATTATTTTGAACAATCTTTGAACTGTGTTACCACGAAGTTGTGATACAACCCAAGGTGATTCAGCTGATTTATAAGGAACCAAATAATCTGCGATAGTGTCTGTTGTTGAAGAGTATCTTAAACCAGGTAATGCGATAAAATCAGAGTTAAGACCTCTGATATAACCTTTATTATATGAGTAGTTTAATAAGTTTGAGAATTTTTCTTCAACAAACAAAGGAACCTCAGTTCTTATTTTACCGAAGTTTGTTTGACCAAATACTTTAGTAATATAATTTGTGTCTGAAGTATTCAATGATGTTACAAAACTGAAGTCGGTACCATCCGCAGTTTGACCCGAAATAGCAAATGTTGCAAATGGGTTTTGTGTAATTGCGGAATAAGTTCCTGAATCATTAATAATAACATCAGTTAAACCTGAAACTGTATAATCAGGACCTGTGTTGGTACCTTGATATGTTGCAAGACCTCTTGAACGTAGAGTTGCTGCAACCATATTATTATATTCACTATACGCAGTACCTGAGTAGTAATAAACAGAACCCGAAACGGTTCCTGAGAAATTTCCTGAACCTAAGTTAGTCAATGATGTTACAACTGAGAACCAAGAATAACCTGTGTAATTATCTCCTGATGAGATATTAAAGTTAGCGTAATACCAAGAGTCATTAGTTGATGCTGTATAATCGGCATCAGAGGTTGTTACACCTGAAACTTGATATACGTTGGTCGACGCAGTATATGCAGAAACACTTGGTGTGATAGCTGAAGATACTGTACCATAATAGTATATTGTAGTTGCGGATGTTGCCGAACTTGCAATAATACCACTTAATTGAGTATCAATCTCGGTTAATAAAGTACTTGTACTTCCGTCAAATTGTGTGTAGGGTGTATTCAAATTATTTTGAATAACTGATGGGAATGAAGTTAATAAATTTACAGTTCCGCCAGTATTACCCGAAAAATTTACTGTATAAGCTTGTGGTGAACCACTGAAACCTATTGTAGTTGGGTCAACATTCGCAATTGTTGTAATTGACCAAGATGGACCCGCATCGTAACCCGATAAACCCAATACTCTGGTAACAAACAATTGGTTAGATTGTTGTAGATAAGCTTTAGCAATGTACGCTAATTCGTACTTTGGAATTTGTGTGTTCACAAATTTTTCAGGGATGGTACCTCCGAAATAAGCTTCAAAGTCACTGTAGTTTGTGATAAAAATAGGTTCAAAAGCTGGACCTGTTAATGTCTCACCTACAACCCCCAAAGTAGTAACACCCACACTTTGAGCTACAAAACTTAAATCGAATTCTGATGTATAAACACCTGGAGAAACGAAAATTTTATTTGATACTGCCATTTTGTTTGATATTGTTCATGTTTTATTTATAACATAAATATTCAGTATTTTTAGAAAAACTTTACTTTCCAATATCTATTTATAAAATGGGCAGATTATTTTCTGCCTTTATTCTGCCTATGGAAAAGAAAATCAAAAACCTTAAGATATCAGTGGATTCACACACAATTTTGAAAAAATACTGTGATAAACGAGGTATCAAAATGTATAAGTTCTTAGAGAACTTAATTAAGGAAAAGTGTTCTGAAAAAAAAGATATCTACGGGGAAGATTAAACGTATGGAATCGCTGGTGGTTCCAAAACAATCTGATATTGTAGTGATGCTACTTGTCCCGCATTTGTTTTTGTGATTACAAAACGAAGTGTGTCGTTTGTATTAACTTGAATTAATGTAACATCAGTTCCATAAAAGTCAAAGTCGGAAGCTCCTTGAGGTTTAATATAAACTTCATAACCATTTTCATTAATAATGTTTTCATTTCCAATTAATGAAAAATTTCCTGTATAATCAGCAAGGATGTCTTTGGTTGTTTCTGATGTACCAAAGTTTAATGAATACTCAAACGATGATGGGTTTTGAGGAAATCTTCTTCTTTTTGGTGGGGGAACATTTCCAACAACTTCAAAACTATTGAATACTCTTGATACCGCAGGTGCCACTTCAAATTCATCAGGGTCTAATAAAAACCCTAACATAGTGAATTCGTAATTCTGAATGTAGAATCTTCTTCTTTGTATTTCAACAACCGACTCGTCAGAAATGTTATTCATTATGATTGGAATGTAATGTCCTTCAATCTTAGTATATGCTTGACGAGATGCGAAAGTTTGAACCACGTTTTTGTTAAACTCATTCAACTCTCTCATTCTATTACAAACAATTTTAACATTGTAAGTAATATCAACAGGTACAGGTTGTGGAATCTTATAGATATCCATACCTTTAATGTTTCCGTTCCAAGTTGGAACAGCGGCGTAATAGAATTCTTTTCTGTTTGGAATATTCCAAAGAAGTGCCGGATTACTACCGTACTTTACTTCAGGTTGACGGACAACCGTAATAAATGGTAATGTTGGGTTTCCGTTCAAATCTTGGACATCCCAAGTTTCTGTAAACTGAGCCCAGTTCTGAGTTGTAATAATTAAGTCAACCATTGGAATGATTTGACCTGATACAACCGTTTTTAAGTCATCTTTTACAAAATCCAAAAACCCCCTATCTAATTCAGGGTGTAATAACTGTTTTGGCAAATAAGTTCCGTCCTCAGTTATATAACTAAGTAATTCTTCTCTTCTTTGAAGAAGTATCTTCTCGGGTTTAAGGTTGATTGTCGGTATAACTTTTTTAGGATATCCCATTACTCTTTAACTACAAATAGTTTATTTTGTGAATTTATCATGTCAACTTCTTTTGCACGATAAACAGGCTCTTCACTATTTTTGTAAACAAACGAATCGTACTTATATGGATTATACGTTATAATTTTGTCTGACGGGGGGTTTGGAATGTAATCACAAGGGTATTCACAATATTCCAACAATGTTCCAATAACAAATGCGTGAACATTTTTTGACTTTTCTGAACGAACTTTTTCTTTACCACCTTTTCTAACTCTAAACTCAACATCACCCAATTTAACATAATCTGCGTGCATAATAACTTTACTGTCATACGTTACAGAAAAGGTATGTTTGTGTAAATTGTAATAAACCATTACTTTTTTACCCAAAAATATGTTATCGAATTGTGATTCGGTTATAAGAAGTTTCATTATATTCCTCTAAATTCGTTTTCGCTAACAGGTGTTGCAGTATAAGAATAATAAAAACCTTTATACCCACCGTATGTGTGTTTATTGTCGTAGTCAGGAATACCTGCGTCAATAACTGAATAGTATCTCGCCTCTGTTTCAGTAATCCAATATCCAATGTAATCACCCAATTGAATTTCAACCTGTAAATCAGCAAGTTCTTGTTTATAAACCGCAAATTTTAACAGACCTGGCTCGTTCTGAATAATTTTACTACTACCTAAGAATTGTTCTGAGGCTTCTTCAATTCTAACATAAGCATTAATCGAAATTGGCGGTAAGAATTGTATTCCATCTTGTAATACCTCACCATAGACAGCATCTTGAACTGTTTTAGTTCTATCAACTTTATATAATACAATCGTAAAATTCATATCACCCCCAAGCCATTCACGACCCATAGAAATATCTAAATCGAAATCTTCACCACCAAAGAATTTACCTAATCTTGTAATTGGAACTAATTTTTCAGCCATATTGATAAATACTTTGTTTTTTATTATCTTTTACAAGATTGGAAAATGTTGAGAACATAAGTAATGTGTCGGTCTTGGAAAGGAAGGCTCTCGACCTGTTGGAAACCTACTCAGGTGCCAACAATTACATTATGCGTTTGAGACAAAAACAAATTGATAACAAAAAGTTTTATCCAACACGAGCTCAAGCCGAATATATTGTAAACTATATTAACACAGTTCCAAAGGTTGCTAAAAAGTGGGTTGATTTGGACGAATATTTTTCCAAAAAAATTTCTGACGAAAAATTATTTACCAAAATTGCAACACAAGTTTATGTTGAAAAACTTTTGATTGAAAAAGACACTTCTTACCATATTTGGGGAAAATTCTTTGATAGTCAGGAACTCCATGACTTTTGGTTACCCAAAGTTGCTTTGATTAAAAATAACAAAGTTGAAAATGTTGTGATTGATTATGAGAAGTATTCACATCGTCCACCATTGGACCACCAAAAAGAAGCAATCCAAAAGTTGGTTGAAAATAAAAAATTCATTTTGGCGGATGATATGGGTTTGGGTAAGACAACCTCAACAATCATATCAGCGTTGGAGACAGGGGCTAAGAAAGTATTAATCATTTGTCCAGCATCTTTGAAGATTAACTGGCAACGAGAGATTGAAAACTATTCAGATAGAACGACAAGTATTATTGAAGGTAAAAAATGGGACGATGCTGACTTTGTTATCATCAATTACGACATTATTAAAAATTTCCATGATGATAAAAAGAAATCCGAATCAACTATTGTTAAGTCAAACTTTGATTTGGTGATTGTGGATGAGGCACACTACGTTCAGAACTCTCAAGCCCAAAGAACAAAGTTAATTAATGACATTGGAAGGAAGGTTGAACGTGTTTGGTTGTTAACTGGTACTCCAATAACATCAAGACCAATCAACTACTTCAACTTATTGAATTTGATTGACTCACCCGTTGCTCAGAATTGGAT